TTGGCACATCTGCTGGAGGTGCAGGTGTTGTTGGCACATCTGCTGCTGCTGCTGCAGCCCTTGCCCCGCCCCGGCGCTGAACCCATCATTGCATCGCGCCAGATCGTCCCGGGATTTTTGCCGCAACACACCGCGAGCACATGCGCATTATTCTGTTTGTATATAATACTAGCGCAAAGATTTTTGTTTTATTTTTATTTTGTTTTGTTTTTTGTTTTTCTTATCTTAAGCCGTGTTCTTGTATCTATTCAAAAATCTAATTCAATATCGTTATTACCACCATTATATGATATAATTCTAGTAGTGCTAGCCGTAGATTTCATTTTCTTTTTTCTCTTATTTTCATTATAAAATGGGCTATCCTTCATATTTTCCAAATCTTCTATAAAACTTTCTATATTACCAGATACTTTTTGACTTTGAATATTCCGACATCTAGTAATAACATCCCATACTTCACCTAGTTTAGGTATATATTCTCCTTCATACAATGTCTGGTCATATACTACTGTTTTCTCAGCATATACATCTAGCCGCCAGAACTTAACTTCTTTGAACATAAAACCATCTGCAAACTGGGTGGAGTTTGTATCCACTATCCATTTTTCAATTTCTAGTTGTTGATAAGGTATTCCAAGAGGATACATTACATACTTGTTGCGGATATCACTCGGTGTGATTACCTTTTGATACCACACTAGCAAGCCTTTTTCATTACCAAACCGATTCAAATTTTCTACTGGGATATTGTGATTCTTAATCCGGGATAAATTGGATGGATGGCTGGTATCCAGCTTATCAGCTAACATCTCTTCTAGAGTCAAATACGCCTTATAATTTCCTGCAGATGTGGTACAATACTTATCCACTATTGTAGTTTCCACAAAATCGCATATAGGAAGTTGGGTAGTATATTGTTGTTGGAGAATTTGCACCATATATTCTGGCTTAATTGTCTCATCTATTTCACGAGAATATGGATTCTTAATCTCTAGCAGGCGTCCGAGACGGGATTGACACTCGTATGTATTTGCTAGACACCTTACAATAATTCCATCAGGTGATGCACCTATACAGGCAGTAGGCGATGTAAGAATCCCATACTCTGCAACCTCTACCTGATTACGGGATTCATAAATGGCACGTGCTACATCTTCATATGTATTACCATGCATTAGTGATGGTGCGGCGCTATTGGGATAGGTTTTTAATCCTAATTTCAACCGGAGAGTATCCACTGCACGTGCAGCACCACACTTTTTTAGGAAATAACCAGCATCACTAGCGGATATCATACCTTCCCGCAAACGGAACCATTCTGGACTCTTTTGTTCCACTAAGGGTATCTCCGCAATTTCTGTAATCCTTCTTGTAATAGATTGATGATACTCATTTTGCATCTTGTTAACTAGGAAATCATCAATTATCACTGGGGTAATAGAACTAATAAGTTGTTGAATTGGACTATTATCTTCATTCATTCCATTGGTTCCATTCGTTCCCGTCGTTCCGGCTATTCCCGCCATACGTGATTGATAATTAGTTATTATAGAATTAATAGAATTACGGTATTTTGCCAGACTATATTTATAACTAGTATCATACATCTTATTAGGTAATTCTATAGTTACTTTAGTAGCTAATCTCTCTAGGAAATCAAAATATTTACTTGACGGGGATGCCATTTTATTATTACTACTATCATACGCTAGAATTATCTTAATGCTATCCTAATATGCTTTATATTCTTGTTGATGTAAAAAATATTAGTAATTAGTAATTAGTAATTAGTAATTAATAATCAAATAATTTAATTTGATAATTCAATAATAAATATATGAAACTAACTGGCAAACAAATTGGAATAAAAATAACAAGGAAAAGCAAGACACGCAAGACACGCAAGACAAGCAAGACAAGGAAGACAAGTAAGAAAATACTATTAGATGATAAATTATTGCGTTTAGTTTCTATGGCATTATTAAATGCAGAACAAATAAAACAGCTAAAAGAACTTTATAATAAGAATCGTTCAACAACAACTTTATGGACAGAGGAACAAATAAAACAATTTGTAATTGATGAAAAGATTCAAATTAAAAAGCCAGATATACAGCGAACATATTATGGATTTTGTATATTCTATAATAATATTTTAGCCGGTTATATTATTGGTAAAAAAACACCCCTTTTAGAAAAAAAGTTTCTAGATAAGGCAATGCCAAATAAATATAATCTTTTATTTACAATAGGGTTGGATGAAAACTTTCAAGGTAAAGGTATAGGAACACGGGCTATTGATTTATTTATAAAAATGTACCAGCAAAAAATAGCGCATCTAGGTAATTATGCTAGAAAAGCAAAATTATATGCCGATATTGCAGCTACTAATATTGCAAGTATAAGAGCATTCGAAAAAAATAATTTTCATTATTCGCATAACATTAAAATTTCAGGCAAACCTTATAAACGTTATTCTAAACCAATATTCCCTAGTTAGAAATCATATTCTATTACTACTTTTGGTCTAGCTGCTCTAGCAGCTCTTGGTGTTTTTTTACTAATTTTATCATTGCCCTTATCCTTTCCCTTATCATTATCTGCATTGCCATTAGATTTAATGTCTAGTTGTAATGCGGTCTCTAGAATATTACATATATCCATTTGGTTAGTAGATAATTTATAAAATGCGGATGGCTTATTTATATGCGGTTTAAGAATATTATCAATAAAATTAATTATTAACTCCGATGAATATAAAGCTTGTAATTGTCGGATTCGTGTTATAAGTTGCCATACTAATTCTAGCCGTGGTAAGTAAATATTCTCAAATAAATGGGGATTATATTCTATGACTTTTTCAAAATATGCTGCTAGATACCAATATTCTACTGCAATCTTGGATTTACAAATGCCAGTGTTTGATGAAATTGTTTCCTTAGTTGTTTTAATCCATTCCAGAATGCCAGCTTTGGTATAAGGAGTGTCTAGTGGATATAAGTTTGTTATGGATTGACCCGTTTCTGAATCCTTATAATGAATTATAATACCTTTTTCCATACCTTTGCTAGTTAAATTGCAAATGGGAATATTCTTATTTTCCGGATGTAACAATGAAAAATGAGTTTGTAGGGGAGTTTGTAGGGGAGTTTGTAGGGGAGTTTGTAGGGGAGTTTGTAGGGGAGTTTGTAGGGGAGTTTTTAGGGAATTAGTATGATATGGTGTATCTGCTAGAAAGGCATCAATATCACGATATGGAGTTAGTCCTTTAGTAGCAGTTTTTTCATTCACGGAGGCACCAATTATATTAGTTTTAACAAAATCACATTTAGGTAGGTCAAGAACAAATTGCTGCTGTAAAATTTGCACGGCGTATTCTGGTTTTATAATATCGCTAGGGTCATAGTCATATGGATTCTTAATTTCTACTAACCGGCCTATTCGTGATTCTGTGATTTTATCATCTCCCGAACGGTGCTCTTGAATTACAATGCCATCTGGACTAGCTCCTAGAAATGAGTGTTTAGAAGTAGTAATTAAGCCGTATTCTTTGACTTCTAGCGAATGTCTAGATTGATAGATTTCCCTCGCAACATCCTCGTATATATTACCGTGTCGAATAGAATCAAGCATACCTAAATTATCTAGCGAAGTAGAAATATTGCACTTACCCTTGATATAATTAATCATACTACTAGTACTCCGTATACCTAACAAATAACCCGCTTCACTGGCCGCAATTAAATTCTTTCTAGCAGCTAACCATTCGGCACTTTTTTGTGCGATGGGTTTATGGTTTGCGAGACATGATAATGTAGTTTCAATGCTATTATTATTTTGAAACATTATAAATTATTGTATTTCTAGAAATGATGTGTCATTATATATTATGCAAAAGCTATTTCAATTTTTATGGATTATTTAGATAAAAATAAAAATATCAGCAAAAATTGAATAATTATGTTTCTTATTAAAATAAATATTTTTCATTCCACATTGGAAATGGTTTGCCAAACTTGCGATCACGCACATTGCAATGATTTTCCCTGTACTTGCGACTGCATAGTATGCAAGCTGCAAAATGATCCAGAAAACTCAGGGTGTTTAAAGAATTGTCCCCTATGTGGTCTCAATCATATTGAAGGCCACGAACTATTACGTGAGGACAATACCTGTTTGTGCGGCTGCTATCTATGCTCAATTTGTGAAGGTGAATGCAAGTGTAGGTGTGTGAGTGGATGTGATCCTGAATCGAACAATTGTATTATATGCAGTTGTGGTGATAGCTCCGATGCCTGCAAGGGATGTGGTACAGAACATCATTGTTTTGGTGGTATGGGTTGTCAAACTAAGAGCCCACGCCCTTGCACCTGCCCGCCTAATATTTGCATTTGTGGTATGAAGCGTTACCCAGCACCTTGCAGGCAGGATATTAGTTCAGGTTGGCATTACTAATTCAATAACCAAAACCACGTTTTTTTATTTGCAGCTGGTTTATTAGAACAAAATTTAAGGGCTACCTGCCACAATATTACCGCTTGCAGCACTGGCACCCATACCCAAATCGAACATCCAGCGGAATTCGCCATCATAATCTTGTTGCCGATTGACCGTAGGATTAAAATAAGGATAAGGATACCGCGTCATATGACTATTGCGAGTGCCCATTTGCAGAGGTGTCTGAGGTTCGATATAATTCGCCCCGCTAGTATCCCAGCAGTTAGATTGCCGCCGAGATGGGAAAATGGCTTGGGGATTTTGATATGCTGCTGCAATACCCATTGGTAATATCCATTTTTGGAATTCCGTAGGTGTGGGAACTTCCTTTGGTGTGGTGTCCTTATCTGCTAGGATAGAGAAATCGAGTTTGCTTGAATTCCGACCCATTATATGAAATTCACCACCTAGCAAATTATCATCTTGCAAGATAATATTCGAGGATGGATAATCCATAAATGATTTCTCTGGCAAGTTAAAAGCATTACTTAGATTGACGTGTTCCACTACAACATTCTTAGTGGCAAAGTCTACTTTAAATACTAGCATAATCCGTCGGGAGAAGAGATTCTTTAATTCGTGAACAAAGAAATCAGCTACAAATCGGGTTTCCTTACAACTTAGAACATCTTGCTTCAATTGGTCATAAGCTGTAAAATAATAAGTCATTCCGGTTTGCTTATTTATTTCATTCAATATTTTGCGAATTATATCGGTAATCACGAGTTTCGTGGTGTTATCAATAGTCCAAGGGGTATCACTATTATTATTTAAATCGGCATAATTGTTTCTAGCACCGGAAACTTGTTTGGCATTTGTAAAGCCTTCTACCGTGCTAATACCTGTATTATTCAAATATATAAGGATACCTACCAGAATTGCAATTAATATGGCTAATATAGTTGTACCACACATTTATGATTTATTTTATTTATTTCTATCTAGCTTTCTAGAATATCTATATAATACCATTATTTTTTGTTTTGCATTATTATTTTTGTAGTATTGTGGTATCTACAAAATTATAACTAGTATAAAAATTGAATATATCTAGTGTGTCTAGTGTGCTTATATTAATTGGATAAAAATGGATGTTAGGTTAGCTATTGTTCTAGAATGTTATTCAATTAATCCGATTCTGGAAAGAAAAGATAGATTCATATGGCTAGGGACAGACAACCCACCTCGCCTAGAGATAAATAATTCCATCGAGTTTATAATGATAAACATTAAAAAAATGAAACTAGCGCTAGAAGATAATATATTAAAACAGCATAAATTACAGTTTCCATTTACTTATGATAATTTTATTACATTTGCTAGAAGACTAGCATCTAGTTTGACTAAATCTTCAGTTTCTTGGCTAAAGAGTTTGGAATATATGAAAGATTATATTCTAGCACCTTTAATGATTTCATCTAAAGAAGTTCATATAGGTATCATAATATTAGATGAATTAATTTTAAAACCGATACTTAAACCATCAGATATACTAGAATCAGAAAACCATTTATCACAAATCAAATCAAAAACAAAAAACATTACTACTAATACCAATACTACTAATGCTAACGCCGAAGTGGAATGGAAATGTGATATGCTAGCTGGTATTCTAGAAATGAGTGGGAAAAAGCTATCGACACAGATGAAATTATATATTATGAATTGCCGAAGTTATATACCACCAGTACTAATACATAGAATGCCTAATAAATTCAAAGCAACAAGCTTTTTTCGAAAACCATAGGGATAACTTATGGTTTATAAATGTCAAAAGCTTCCTTGCAAGCTTTTTTTTCGAAAACCGCTAGACAACATTCTAGCAGTTTAGGGGATGTTAAAAAGTTTGTTTTTATAAGCTTTTTTCAAAATCGTCTAAATCCATAATACTACCTACAT